CTTTTTTTAGAGATTTTTATCTCGAGCGTTAGCCACCTAAAAGGCTCCGTCTCTTACGGGCGCATGCAATAAGATAGGGTATTCTAATGATTGCAGGAATATTCCGAAAACAACTCAATCGCACAAAACAAAAACCAAAAAATTGTGGTAAACCACAACAAGTTACGAGATCGTAAGATTCGCAAGATCGAATCTCTCGTAGCTCCCTGGCTTAAAACAACGTACTAGGAGTTTAGCCAGATGCCGGCCATTGATTTGGACGATGTCCCTTATGAGGTCGCTGACCTCTTTCGAACCGGGAAGTACCCAACGGGAGAACAGGTTCGGGTCCAGCTACTAAACATGCACCAAAGCCAACTCCGCTAGGAGGCTTTGAAGTAGCAAGCTGAGACGAGGAAGGAGTTGAGGAGATACGATCTTGACAGTAAGATGTAGGGTACTCAAGCTCTGCGGGCTATAGAGAAAGCAAAAACTCTCCTCAAAAAGGAGAGGAGGATTAAGGTCGAGTAAGACTTTAATCTCGTTGCTAGCCTTTAATAACTGAATATCGCTAACGAGTTCCACCAAAAACATGTCTAAGATAATTAGATTTTTTAGGGACGGACTCCACAAGAGAAAAAGAAATTACGGCGATTTTTACGGAAAGAGGAGAAGAAGTAAAAGGGGAAGATACTGGGAGGTCGAACTTCTTGTATTGGAATCTTTTAGACCTTTTTCTGTGTCCTCCAGTCTATGCTCTCGATAGGGAGATTGATTGCGGGAGCTGAGCCACGTTACTCGAAGGATTGTACAAAAGGACGGACCCTTTCTGGGGCTGTTTACGTTCCAAAGAGTCAACTAACCAGCACAGTTACCTTTAAAGGCCATGGAGGGAATATTACGACTCAGGTTTTTAACTACTAATATTAGATAGGTTCTAAAACCGTTAACGTGGGGGGGGTTGATTTCGATCGGATCCCCAACAAAGGTAACGGTATATGTGGCCTACGTGCCTGGAGTCAATACATTAGGCAAAGTCCAGATAACTTAATCGTGGACGCGGCGGGGTAAGAGTATTCATAAACGGGAATTTTGTCACCGGATTTTCTTTAAACAACATTACAGGATAACAGTTGGAACAGCATTCAGGTCAGACTGAATGAGGAACTAAGTGTTCAATGTATCTCTTTTAGTAATCCAGTCTTTTAGATCCACCGTATACCGATACTCATACAAGGGATTGGGCTAACCTCCATAGCCCCTAAGGACGTCCCCCCTGTCGATAAAGCAGGCTTTATACTATTCACAGGCTCTCCAGATTCAGTTGGACATTTTGAATGGTGTATGCCGAAGGAGGCGACCCTCCTTCCTTCAAAGGGATTACATGACTTTTTCTACCCAAAGGCAATAGCAAAGATAGAATTTATTTAAGTAAAAAGCGCGAACAGTTCGTGGCCAAAGGCTATAACCAGAATAGGGAAATCAACTACCCCTACCTGGTTGAAAGATGTGCCTAACTTAAAATTCTAGCTAATTACCTTGAACGGAAACAAAGTCGTCCCTGCGAGCAAATTTAAGGATCTTCTAGGTATTTCACGGGTCTAAGATAATTTATATTGGGTTACAGCCTAACGTAAATATACTAAGCACACCGTGGAATATTTACCGTATGTTTGTTGGCCGGATAAACCAGTGATCTTTCACAAAGCTAGCGGAATGAGTTAGGTCCCCGTTTATTGGGAGTCCTAGAAACTCATGGAGTTTATAAACCCCCCCGTTAGTTTAGATGATTGTATTGATGGTAAGTGCGGTCTACTTTCAATGCACCCTGGTGCACGGTTAAAAGCCCAGAAGATGCCATCGGGTACTCCCGTAAATCCGCCCAGTGGTCCTAATCCTTATCAGACCGTTGGAACTAGTAGCTCTGGTGTTCATGTCATCCCTCCGCCTGTTTCTACTCCTCCGAGTGGATCAAGTGCATTTGTCATGGATGGACCACCACCTACTACCCCTTCCTCATCCGAAGGGAAAAAGAAAAAGACTCGATAACTAATGATATGCAAAGTATCAGGTGTGAAAGCCTAATTTCACACAGGTTATTAGAGCAAGATCCTTGACTACCATTTTAATCCTCATTAACCACAGAATAAAAGTTTTGTCAAGGGTCGAGTACAGCCTCATGGTGCATTATTTGACGGAGATCTCAAACGCATCGTGCAGGTCAGCGGGAAAGGCATTCCATTGTTTGGAACGAATCAGTTATATAGTCAAGGCCTACGAGATTCTTCTATCAATTTCGTAGATGAAGAGCAGATTCAATTCCATCTGGTACTTGCTGTATCAGACTTTCTTGCTGGGAGCTCCTGGATTACTAATTGCCCAATGTTGGATAAGCAATTACGACAAGTATCTGGGTACGGAGGTGGACAAAGTAAGGTAGTTCCACTCCGGTAAATTCGCTCTTGCCATACACACCCGGGGCAGCGGGTTATACTGTGGAGACCATAACTCTAGGACCGGACGTTGGCCATTTAGTTGGCTAAGACCAGAGGGGCTATCATTTTTACTGAATTGATTTTAGCTCCTTTAACGTCGCGCTTCGTAGACTTTATAGGCTCGAGAGGACTCAGTTATGCAACATAGACTGGATATATTACTACATATTATCGTGGCAAAAGTGTGAGGTACGTTCCATTCACTCAGGACCAGATGCAGGGATTTTCATTGATCAATGCGGCTAGTCTTAGTACCAAAACTCACTTGGTTATAGCTCAATTCACTGGAGATGAGTATTAGAGGCGAAAAGTGGCTACTTTCTAGGAAGTATTTACTGCTTGTCCTTCTTTTCTCCCTGACATTATGTAGATTAACATTTATACATCCTTTAGTACCGTCTATGATTCTTCTGGGAAAGTCCACCGCTTTTACGTTCCTCTCTAAATCTATCGCTAATTTGAAATTGCTTCGGCTCGGGGATTAAGTTCTTCATTGTCGAAGCAGGTGCCTGCCGTAATTAGCGCATCTATCTATCAGGGGTAGTTGTCGCGATATCCTGCATACGTGCAGGATGCGACTATCTTATGCACATTATTACTTCACCGAAAACAGAAAGACTTGAAGTATACATATGATGCATTAGATGGGAAATCAATTCCAAGTATAGGCTAAGTCATAGCTAAAACTGTGTCGGATGAATTGATTAAACCGCTACGCCCTAGTCTGGAGGTGAAGGTTGAGAAACTATTTAAAGCTCTAGTCGTAGGAGCCAAATAGTTTTTAGACCCTAGCCCTAGACCTCTTACCACCCTTTAACGTCTTAATTAATTGACCTATGGATACATATCCTACCTTATTGCACTCATTACTATTTTGACGTCTTTGGCACAATTTTTCTTATTCAGGGATCGTTATCCTTATTGTGCTTTGGGTTGGTTCTATGTCGGAGCAATTATGACAGTTTACAAAACATACCTTGTTACTAATTTGACTTATGGGAGTATAGGTCAATGCGTTATAGGTATCATTGCTCTGATAATTCAGTATCTTTTTGGAAGAGTTTATATCGTCTATGTGTTACTTCTCGCTGATTAAGTTCTGCTTGTAGTAACATTCCTAACTACCCTTTGGTCCTTGCGGTTGAAATGGTGGCAGAAATTGTTGTTGAAATTCATAAATTTCCGAGCTCCTCGGCTAGAGTTAAATCTCACGGAAAGAGTTGATGCAGCAAAGAAAGCCATTGGTAAACTGCTTGGGGGTGGAAAGTCCTCTTCTAAAATAACCGTTCGCTCCCTGCATGGAAAGAGAATATTAGCACCTTTCTATTATAAACCTGCTGATACAGTAGTTCATATTTCTGAAGCAAATTATAATAAAAACGTATTCTCACTTAATAAAATGTCAGTCCCTTCTTTTTAACTACGAGTTGGAAAGAAGGTTTATGGGTATGACCCTCCTCGATATTAAGAGATTCCATGTACCTGCGACCACCGGTCTTCTGCCAAAGAAGTGGTGACCATTGCTAGTGCCAAGTCTGGTAGACCTATTCGTGTACATTACTACAAGGCTTGTGCCAAAAATATTGTCTTCGCTATCTACGGGCGACATTTTGCTCAAAGGACCTATTGCGACCCTGGATTTGTTTAAGCCTGTCGTTTACGAACGAAAGATTTTATTGCAAATTAACTTATCCCGGTAATCGCATAACTGAAAGAGACAAACCCGTAAATGTTCGAAGTCAATCATTAAGAGTTTATTTAAACCCATGTTGAACCTCGTAAACGGTAGATATATCGTTAAGAGTATGGGGCATTTCTTGAGAGGCCTAAGTTGAGAAACGTTTTCAAGATGTTCATTAAATCTAATTAACCTAACCCTATTACTGATGGCTCTTCCGGGGAGTAAAAACCGCGGATAGTTATTAATCCATAGGGGACAAAAGGACCTTTGGGTCCGGTATTTGGATCAATGATGAAAGTATTGAAGATGGTAGTACCTACTTTTGCAAACAAGAATTGTGAATAAATCTCGGCCTTATTGGACAAGAACTAGATGGGAAATTGGCTGGATTGTGATGGCTCTTCTTGGGATTCTACTCAGTGGTATCCTATGATTTAAGCCATCGATCATCAGGTAGTTACATACCTGTTTGAGACTCTCCTTATCAATTTACCTGAAACTCATGTCCAATCTCTACGTGAAAGTGTAAACTCCCGCTAACATAGTATAAGCTATAACAAGAATGGGGTATCTTTACGTATGAGAACTTTGGGATTTACTGCTTCAGGAGTATGTGATCGTACTAATCTGAATATGTTGAGGCAGTACATCGGTCATTCATGTGGGCCGTTTTTAAGGAATGCTAACGGAAGAGTCGCTCCTAGCATTGCCCTTGCTCCACATTTCTCGACTGGTGATGACGGCTTAAGAGCTGTTCCTGATGAATTGGTAGGAGATTGTTAAAGGTGGTTTGATTATCTTTATTTTAAGAAATCTGAACTTCCTCTAAACGATTTCCTTTAAACTGGGAGTGGGTGGTTAAGAAAAGGGGTCCATAAAGCCTCATCTATACCTTCCACACTCTCGAAACTATTTGTCAAGACGCCTGCTGGTTATATCCCAACTCGTCCTATGGAAAAGATGCTTACTACTGCTACCATTTATGATACAAAAGCACTTTCTATAGGATAATTCCACAGAGCTGCTGGTTATTCTTATGCACCCCAGACTACCACTATCAGTTACTATGATTCTTTTAAGAAGTTCAGATAGAGGTTATCCCAAGGTGTATAGGTTACTGGTAACAGGCTGTGGAATGCATTTGGATACGACTATCTATCCAAATTGCTCCTACGCATCACTCCGAGGTTCAGAGAATGGACGAGGCATCAGGTCTTACCTTAAATAAGTAAGGCCTTAGAAGTCGATTCAAGAGATCTAGGGTAATTCTTAGATTTTGTAGATCGATCTGCTTAAGCTGTTCTCACTCATCCTTTTATTGACAAAGTGTTCGATATTCGCTAACCAATCTTCTAATTGCCGCGCTACGAACATAATAATATCTTACCATCATCATCTATGAAATAGGCTATTAAAAGAGTCGATTTTGATGAGTTTCAGATATTAGGAAGCCAATAAGTTACAGGTGAGGAGTCTCCTTGATGATCGTATAGCCTTATGAGGCCTGGGATAATGTTGGACATCGTTCATTTTCCCTTGTAATATATGGTGTACTTCATACTGTTGGAAAGGTATGTCGGAAATTCCATAGTTGGGGCTAAACAACTATTATATTTCTGTGCTTCGGTGTCCGAGGATCTGAAGC